CGGGCACCCGATCGGGAAAGCCCGAAGAACAACGGCTATTCTGGCTGCACCGACGCTACTACACTCCGGGATCAGAACACGAGATGATCGAGGCCCGCAACGCTTGGCATCGCCTCGGAACTCCTCGGTGAACCTGTACCCAAGTGCACGGCACGCCGCTCTGGCATTTTGAGTACCTGCGGATGGGTGCAAACTTGCGTCTCTCCAGTCCACACGGTGTCACTTGGCGCGCATTAGACGACGAGATGCGATTTGGGTTCTTGCGGCAGCAGCAGGCGTCGTTGGGTTCTTGGTCGTAGAGCATTTTCTCGCCGTTCCAACCAAGTGTCGCTGCCGGATCGACAATATCCCAGAGACTCTCTCTGCAGCCAGCCTCGCCACTAACTCAATCGGTGACGCAACTCGGCTTCATCTTTCCGTAGGACGCTGGGATGAAGGGGAACGCATCCGTATTTGCTACCGCGCGCCACCTACCCGCGGCACTACAGATATGTGGTTCGGAATACCGGACAAGGACTGCTATCCCAGCCAGGACTTTTATTTGGGCTCTCAGAATTTGGTCTATCAGACCGATACTGAATTTTTGAAAGTGTATGAACTTCGTGTCCCTGGTCCGATTGCCTCTATACCCGGAATAGACTTGCCACCGGGCCCGACTTGGACATCGAGTGGCTCATTTGTCAGCCTTAAGATCAATCGACAATACGGCCGCTGTGAAATTACGTCTTCTGAGTGGCCAGACGTCCAGCTTCAAGGACGCGCGGATTGTCTAGACAGCGAATTACACTTGAATCCTTGGGATTGGTGGCCCCAAATTGTGGGCTTATTTTACACACGGGCCTTCTATTTTTTTTATTACACTACAATAGTTAAGCATTGTGCCGTTTCTATGCCGACTGTAGGGAAGACACAAAGCCAGGATCACTCCGAAGGGGCCTGGGCCTCGTCGGTAGCTGCCAGAAGCTGCTTGGCCAAGAGGCCTCCGAGCAAATCTTCCAAGTCGGACACGTCGACCACCTCGCTGTCCTTCCAAACCGAATCCGCCTTTTCCAACCCCTTGTAATAGGGGTCTTTATTGGCGTCTATCAGATCGGGGATGGTCGGGGAGCCCGGCAAGATGCTGTCCAGCTTGATGCTGAGCACAACATACGACAGGGCACGGGATGTTCTGCCATTGCCATCCGCAAAAGGATGAATCCAATTCAGCCTCCACATTACGTACGCGGCAAGGTGCAGTGCGCTGCTGGTGTCCCAATGCGCGTTGACGTAGTCGCACATGTCAGTGACGGCATCTGCCACCAGCCCTTCGTGCGTGGGTTGGTGGCGGCTTCCGCGAATTTCGGCGGGAGTGTTGCGGTATGTGCCCGAAAGCGGATGGATGCCATCCAGGGCAACCTTGTGCAGCTCTAAGAGCATGCTTTGCCGCAAGCGAAACGGGCGATCTTTGTCCTTGATGTAGCTGCGTACAATCTCGACGGCGCGAGCCGCTTGCTTCAAACCGTTCTCGGCCTCCCGACGAGCTAGCTCGTCGGGATTAGTGATAAGCTCGGCCTCAGGCGTGAAGGTGTTCCGCTCAGCCATTTAGACCGATTCGTCGCCCATCAGCTTGCGATCTAGCTCGGCAACCATCTCACGCGTGATGCGCTCGTTTTCGATGTGGGTGTTGCCGTACGCGAAGCTGCGACGCTGTTCGGCAGCTTGGTGTGGCGTCATCTCGATTTTTCGGGCGCGCTCAATAAGTTCTGCAAGCTCTTTCGTCATGGCTCCCTCCGCACGATTCGACGCTGCTGTCTGCATGGTAAGCGTACCTTATGTGCTCTTAATAGGATTTTTCCGCTACGGCAAAATATGTCGCGCCTGCCCTGTTAACGCACACGGTCCAGTCTGGGTTGCCCGGCGCTGGCCGTTGAGCGAGCAGGCTGCTTCGTCCTGCCACGATTGACCGTCACGCGTATGCCCACGCCTCGAGGTCATCTCCCGCTTGGTCATAGCTCGACTTGTTGCTGTCGCCGGCTGCGGCACGCGCCACGGCCATGGCAGCGGCAACGGCACCGTCGATGCGATCCTTGCTTCTGCCCTTGTGGAATGCCTTGTTGCCGGCCTTGTCCGTCTCGACGGCGATGTTGTCGAAGCACCACCTCAGGACCGGGTGCCCGCCGTGTCGGAACTTCCCGCCGAGGATTGCGTGCTCCAAGGTTTTGATCGCGGGCGCCATTGAAATCCATCCCTGCCTAAATTCTACAGCCGGGAATCCGTCATCGAGAAGGTTGTTGAGCGTGTTCCTGGCGAGGTGCGGATCGAACGCTATCTCCCGCACGTCGAAACGCTGGGTGAGGTCCGCCTTGTCGTAGAGGCTGCGGATGTAGTCCTCAACGGTCCTGAAATCGACGACGCTGCCCGGCGTCGGGATGATCAGGCCGGCGTCGGCCCACTGGCGATAGGGCACCCCGTCGTGATCGGCCCGACGATCGATGTTCTCGGCAGGACAGAAGAACCACGGATGCACGATGTAGCCGTCTTCACCGTCGCGCCAACAAGCCACAATCACGGTGAGGTCGTTGTTGCTCGACAGGTCGACCGCCAGCCAACAAGGCTCGCCCTCAAGCGCGGCGAGGTCGACGGGTAGGTTGCCAGCGTCGTACAGGCCCATGTCGACGAACGGGGACGCGCTGTGATCCAGCCACCGGTTGAGGTTGAATTGCAGGAAGCTGTCCCGGTCGGACGGCGACGCTGCGGCCTTCTTGGCCTTGTCCCGGTAGCTGGGGAGGTCGGGATAACCGTGCTTCATGCCGGGGTTGAGGGCGTGCCACACGTCCTCGTCCTGCCAGTCGTCGCCTTCCTCGGCCATGAAGATCACGGGCAGCGTGGCGGGATCGTCGATCTCGCCCTTCTGCACCCGGATCGCGTACTCGACCGTTTTCCAAGCGAGGTTCTCCTGTCCGCGCCCGGCCGTCGTGGCGACGATCAGGAGCGTCTCGGGCACCTTCACCAGGGCGCTGTCGAGGGCCTCCCACTGGCGTTGCCCCGCCATCCCGTGCCACGCGTGAAGCTCGTCGGCGATCACGACGTTGGGCGTCTTGCCGTGCTGCACCTTGGCGTCACTCGACACGGCGACGTAGCGGCTTCCGAGGTCCGGGAAAGCGATCGTCGACTTGTAGTCGAGGATTTCGAGGTGCTTCGCCAGCCGGGCGTCGTGCTTCACGATCAGCGAGGCCTCGCCGTACAGTTCCAAGGCCTGTTCTCGAGCCGAGGCCGCCGACACGATCAGGGTGCCCGGGGCCTTCTCAGGCCCGGCGAGGTGTAGGAGCGTCATCGCGGAACCGAGCGAGGTCTTGCGGTTGCCGCGCGGGATCACGAACACGACGCGGCGCACGACCCGGGTGCCGTCCTCGTGGCGAGGGCCGTAGGTGCGACGGATTATCCGCTCTTGCCACGGGTCCAGGGCGAGCGCCTTGCCCTTCGCCTTAGACTTCGGATGCCGGAGGCGTCGAAGCCACTTCACGGCCGCGTCGCCCTTCCCGAGCGGGTCGGGGATGGCGCTCCCGTCAGATATCCACGAGGGGATCAGCATCGGGGTCGCTCTCAAGGTCGCGGACGGAGGGGCGGGACCGGGACACGGGGGTAAGGCCAAGCTCACTCGCAAGCTGTCTGGCCGTCTGGATGGCAGATGCCTGCATGCGGAACAGCGTCCCGTTGAGGGTGTCCGTCTTCTGTATCTCGCGCTCGATCTGGCGGACCCTGCCCACGGCCACGCAGTAGGACTCGACGCTGCCGATATCGGCGACCGTGAGGATGCGACGTGCGGCGAGCGCCGGCATGACCCGCCGCCACTCCGACTTCGCATCCTCGGACAGCCACGAGGGAACCGGAGGTGCTCTTGTGATGGCCTCCGGGGTGGTGCTCATCCTCGGCTTGGTGCCCTTCACGTCGGTACCTCCACGCATCGAAGCTCTAGGCCCCGTCGACGGCCGATCTCCCGAACCTCCCCGACGTCGAAGGTGCGATCCTCGTAGACGACCCGGTTGTCCGGGGTCACGTCGGGAAGGAACCTGAGCCGGAACACGATCGACGTGGTGCCGCCGTCACCGATGAGGCGGGTCCGGCCACCCTTGTCGTAGGTGACCTGGGTCTCGGCGTTGCTGGCCTCGGCGAT